CCCTTATGATAATGCCGGTGGAGCGCGGGCGGGTTCGGGATCGGGCGATCCTCGATCACGGTCGGCGGCGGTGGCGTCAGCGACACCACGGGCGGGGGCGGTGGTGGCAACGGAGGCGGCGGCGGCGCGGCGCAAGCCGCGAGCGACGCACAGGCAGCGAGGGCAAGAAGATGGCGCACTGGTTTCTCCTACTAGGCTTCTGGGCTTGGTTCAACCGTGACTTCAAACCGCTGAGGCCGGTTGGGATCGAGTTGCGGACGAGCGGCGGTGGCGGCTGACGCGGCGGCGACACCGGGCGGCGTGATCGACGGCGGGATCGGCGGCAGGATCGGATCGGGCGGGAAGGCCCCGCCTCCCGGCGGCTGGACGGGATCGGTCGGCGGCGGCGGCCCTTCGGGTGGCGGCGGGACCGGTGGTGGGGTAACCGGCCCGGTAAAGGGGGGCGGGATAGCCGGGGGCGGGCCTTGCGGCGGTGGCTCAAGCGGCGGTGACGTATCAAACGGCATGATGCGTGGCGGCCCCCAGAGCGCGCCTGCGGTGCGGCTCTCGGTATAGCCCATCTCGACCAGCTTGGCGGTGATCCGGTCGGCTTGGTTTTGCAGGAGCACCGTCACCGTCGCGACATCGTCGGGATCGGTGATCAAGGGATAGAGAAAGACCGCTGTCGGCGGGACGAGCGACGAGCCGCCCGCTTCCTTTCGCGCCTGCTGATCGAGCGCGGGCGGCGACGATATCGTCATCCCCTGGACACCCGCACCGTGGTTCAAGGAGAAGATCGCTTGATTGAGCGCCGTCAACTGGTCTTGCAGCAGCGACGCGACCGGGATCGTATTGATGTCTGGCATATTAAGCCCTTCCTTCCAGCGCCTCGACTTTTGCCGCCAGCGTCTTCACGGCGTTGATCAAGGCATAGACGATCGGTGTCGCTTCGATGGTCTTGAGATGCTCGGTGATTTCCCCCGTCTCCGAGCCCGGTTCGCACCACGGCAGCGGCGCAGCCAGGAGTTCCGGCATCACGTCTTCGATTTCCTCGACGACAAGACCGACATGACGCCTGCCGTCATCGACATGCCCATATGTCCCATTGAACTCAAACCGGCGCGGGCGCAGCTTTTTGATCTTGTCGAGGCCGCCGTCATAATCCTCGATATTCTTCTTTAACCGGCGCTCGGAACTATCGGCCCACATCCCGCCACCCGGTTTATAGCCGTTGCCGGTATTGGCGACGAAGCAACCACCGGGGAAGACACCAAACCAGTCGTACCAGTTCTCGGGCCATGCCGTAAGCTGCGACATAAAATAGGCCCCGCCCCATTGCTGGCCGATCCGCGTCGTCCACCATGTCGGGGCATAGCCATTGAGGCCCTGGTAATTGACCTGACCATTATGCATCTCGATCTGCGAATTATTCCCCGACATCTGAAAGGAAGCCTGACAGAACATCGTCCAGCTATGGCAATCGCCAGCGGAATACAGATAGTTCGCGCTGACGTTACCAGCGACACTGCAATGGCCGTTGCTCTGGATGTAGTTCGCCACCATCGTGTTCGATGATGTCTGGTTGTTGCAGTTGAAATTGCCGTTGATCTGGCAACTGCCGAGGGCCTGCAAATCGTTATTGGTCTGTATCCTCCCCCCGGTATTAAACGACCATCCGGTAGTCAGATAGCCGTTGTTGCCGTTGTAGAGGCTCATCCCGCCAATAGAGATAGCGTTGCAGTACACCCAATTGATATTCGAGATATCGGCCCCGCCAAAGGCGGCTCCGCCCGAGGCGACATTGATCGAGCCATAGACGGTCCAGCCGTTGTAAACGATGCCGCCGCCGCTGATGTAGATATTCTGATAACCGTTAAAACTGCCGTAGGCGTAGACATTGCCATCGGTGCCGATCTGCCAGCGGATCGTGTGCGCGCTCTCATCGGCAATCGCGTAGTTGCCATTGTTGAGACAACCGACTGACCAGTCGCGCGTGCTGCCCACGACGTAGTGAGTGCGCGCGTAGTAGCCATAATCGGCATAGACCGTCAGCGGATCATTGCCACTGGGAATATAGGCGCGGCCCCCGGCCTGCATGTAAGTGTAGCCGTTGACCCAGAGTTGCCCCAGCGGATTGACATTGCTGTGCATGTAAATCCAGCTATTGCCACCGTAGATATGCGTCTCGGTGACACCGCCCGCGCCGACTTGAAAGATATTGCCGCTCGTGCTGATCCCCATCATCGCGCGGGCGTTGCCGCCGCTGTCGCGGCAGTAGAAATATTGGTTGGTGCCGGTGATGACATTGCCGGTAGACCAGAGGGAACCGCTTGGGCCGCAATCGGCAATAACCGGTGATCCGCCGCCAATGTGAACTTGATTGTCGGAGAGAAAGCCGACAATCGGTCTAATAGCGCCGGTCGATGCATCGCGTCCGGACCAATAGACATTGTTGGCGACTGTCGGTGTGCCGTTGATGATCACATATTGCGCGGTGCCGTCGTTGATATAGACGTTGTTGTCGCTCGATTTGATGATGAGCCCGCGCGCCTGCCCGCCGGTATCCTTGGCGAAATACCATGTGTTGTTGGCGAGGACGGTCGAAATACCAGCCTGGAACTGGATATTACCAACCATCGTGCCGCCCGCGAGGGGGAGGTACAGACCCAAATTCGGGCCTTGCGGGATCAGCGCGAGGACAAAGGCCGAGAGCGCGTTCTGAAATTCGGTGATCCAGTTGATCTGCGAACCGTCGTCGGGGACGTAGATATTCGATTGGTTGCTGATCCACTGGCAGAGGCTCGACGCGACAAACGTGCCCTGTCTGAGCGCCCGGTTGTTAAAGGCCGATATCGCCAGACCGGGGAGATTGCCAGTCTGTAAGAGGGGATCGGTAAAATAGCCGGTCAGGGGCTCGATATTCGCCCCCGCGCCGATCGCCACGGCCTTAAAATCGGTGCCGGGACCGGCCAGCGGGTTCACACCGGGACCAGCCAGCGGGATGATGTGCCCGTTGCCATTGACCGGGGCCATCGAAATATCCGTCATCGCTTTCCCCTCATCGATTTCTGTCCCAGTGAGTTCTACCGTCATCCCAGATGGTGAGCGGCAAATCCTCGATCACTTCGCCCGCGCGGCCCCGGTGCCGCGCGCCCTGTGGGGCATCCCAGATCGTCCCGTAGCCGGGGAGGTAGCTAGAGCCCGGTGGCAGCATGAGGCCCCAATAGCCCGCATCCCAACCGTGGACGCTGTCCGAACTGGCGTCCCACGCAAAAAAGGGCTGGCCCGGTGTCGGTTGCAGCGCGTAGGCGCGAAGCTCGACGCCTTCGGGCCGCAAATCCATCTGGCCCGTGGTGAAGAGCGTCAACAAGACCATATCCGGCGTCGCTGACGAGAGGAGCCCATAGAGCATCGTCATGTTGCCGTAGTCTTGGATGACCACTTTCAGCCCGGTATATTGAAAAAGCGTATCCCACGCCTCATAGGCTTGCGGGATCGAGCCGTTCCAGTGGTTGGCGATAATCTGGGCGTAGAGCAAGAGCCGGTAGTGATAGTCATCGAGCCGCTGCATCGCGTTATCCGCGTCCATCGGCCCTTTCCAGTTGGCTTGGTTCCAGCCGATCCCCTCTTCGTCCCAAGAAAAATAGAGCGCGGGAAGTTCGATCCAGCGGCTCTTGCCGATCCACTGACCGGTAAAATCCTCCTGCTGCCCTACCGAATAATCCAGATCAAAGAGGCCGGGATAGCCCGCCATCAATTGCTGGTCGGTGATCATCCCATCGACGCTCATCGCCACGGTCGCCATGTAGCGCGGGCGCTGGTTATGCTCGCTGGTGACGCGGTTGAGATAATCGAGCGTCGAAAATGTCAGGAAGGGATCGGGATAAGGCGGCAGCGGCTCGATGAGTTCCAACGGGCCAAAGAGCAACTGCGTGCGGCTGGTGATCCGGCCTTCGAGCACCGGATACCACGGCATCACCCGGCGCGACTGGATCAGTGTCGCGGCTGTGATCCTCCCCGCCAGCAGCGCCGTGTAGCTGCCGCTGGCGAGCCCGGTCTGCGCCTGCCCGGTAATCCGCCCCGAGAGGAAGGCAAGCTCGGGCGTCATGCGGACGCGGACGCGGAGTTGCGTCTGCGCGCCGATCCGCCCTGCGAGGGAGACGGCAAACGGCGGCTGCGGCGTATAGGGCAGGAGCCCTAACTGCGAGCGCCCGGTGATCCGCCCTGCAAGACTGAGCCTAAACTGCGGCGGGGAGAGCCCGAGCCGCGCCTGTCCGGTGATCCGCCCATAGATCGGCGGCCCCCAGATCAGCGGCGGCGAAAAGGGCTTCGCCTGTGCGGTGATATTGCCGCCGAGATAGGCCCGGTTGGTGTAGAACCGCAGCTTCGCCTGACCGGTGATCCGCCCGGTCAGATAATATCTTTGCCAGCGGGCTTGGAGAAACGCCTTGGCAAAGATCGTCCCGGTGAGCGGCGGATAAAAAATCAGCGTCCCGCCCCACGACACGCTGGACGCGGTGATATTGCCCCTGAGTTCTACGACAGTCGGTTCATCTCGGGGCGCGACATCGGGCGGGGCGGCCATTTACGCAAGCGAGATATTCAGCGCATTGGCAGGGAATGTCGCCTGGACATTGGCGATGATCTGCTGCGAAGCCACTTTGCGGATCATCCCGTCACCACTGGTCGCGGTGTTGACGACGATCCCGCCATTGGTCGTGGTAAAGGTGTCGGTCAGCGAATTCTGGACAAGCAGCGGGCCGTTGAAGGAACCAGCGAGGAAAGTCGGCGGGGTGCCGCCGTATTCGTTTGACCACATCACCGTGTCGCCATTGAGATAAGAATGGCGCGGCGCGGTGATGACACCGGGCGACGCGGCGCTGGCGGTCGCGGGAAGCCACGGGAAATTCCCGAAATAATCCCACGCCAGAAGATTGCCCGCCGTCGCCGCGTCATAGAGCCCAAAGGCGATGATCGTCCCCCAGACCGCTGTCGAATTGGGAAAGACGATCGGATTATTGTTGGTGATGACACTGGGCGCGGCGGCGGTCGGCGCGGACCAGTCGGCGGGGAGCGTCGCGACGCGGGCATAGGCCCCGCCGCTGAGTTCGGTAAAGCCGGTGCCGTCATCCGCCCCTGCCGCCGAGAAGAGCGCGATATAGGCCGCGCGCAGCGGGAAGATCGCGGTCTTGCCGGTGATATGCCCGAGGACGCCGCCAGCGGTGTAGGTGGTGAGGCCAGACATTTCCCCTCCTATTGGACGGTGATGGTGATGTGCGCGGCGTCGGTCGTCGCCGCCTCGATGTAGGTGATGGCGACATCGGTCGCGGCGACGACGCCGCTGCGCGCCTGCAAGACCGTCACCACGTCGTAAGTGAGCCCGTCCGGTTCTGGTAACTCGGTCGAGGCGATGAGCTTTGAGAGATAGCTGTCGTAGCCGATCGGCAGCGTCGTCACGTAATCGATGATCTGCTGGATCATCGCGTCCTCGATCGCCTGGGTAAAACCGGCGAGCGCTCTGACGGTGAGACTGATGGTGATCGGCACCATCGTCAGGATAAAGAAGTTAATCCGCGACGGGATGCCGCGCGGATCGTAGACGATCAAGGATGTCGTGCCAAATGTCGGGCTCCCCGGTGTCTTGCGGTTGGCAATCGCCGTGGCGATCTGCTGGCTGTCACCGCCCTGCACCACCGCCGCCATCGAATAAGGCGGGATGCCGTTGACATCGGGCGCGCTGGTCGGGTTCTCATAGACCATAACGCGCTGGACGCCCTGCAAATTCTCGATCGCCCCCTGGATACCGAGAACCACCGTCTGCGAGGGATTGGCGACCGATTGCGTCTGACGGCGGCGCAGTTGCGCGTCGGTTTCGACCGGAGCCCCCACCGTCGCGGGCGCGTCATTGCTGACGGTCTGCCAGCCCGGTTGCGGTGTCAGGATGACCGTCAGCGTCCCGATATCCGCCGTAACCGAACCGAGGATCGTACAGGTCGCGGTGACGATGATTTCGCCTTCCGGCGGGATGACAATCCCCGGCGGCAGCGACCATTGTGTCCCTAAATTCAGATTATCCCCGATATAGCCCGCCGCGATCGTCGTCCCGGCCTGCCCGACAAGCCGCACCAGCGCGGTCGATGTCGAGGCGCGCAGCCGCCGGATACCATTGATCTTGACCACGCTACTGAGCCCCACGCCCTGCGCGTAAGTGGGGCTATAGGCTTGGTAGACCGCCGCCGCCGTCATATTGGTGTCGTTGATCGCGGAGGCGATAATGGCGATCCACTGGCCGTCCTGCGTATCCGGATCGATATCGATGTCGCTGCCGTAGATCGCGCGATACTGGTCCTGCAAATAGGCGAGGACATCCGAAAAGAGCGGCACGTAGACACCGCTGGGATCGACAATCGTGACCGGGAAAGCCATCAGCGCCTCGCGGGCAATCGCTGTAAGAGCGGGGATGGCGGCATCGCAAACTGGTTCATCCCGCCCGCGCGGTGCGGCGTGACGTGGATTTGCGGCTGCTGCATCCCCGCCTGCGAGATGTTCAGTCTGAACTGGCGGCCATAAATCGTGTCGATCGTCGCCTGGACGACAAAGCCCCGGCTGTCGGGATCGAGCACGCTGTCATAGTCATTAAGCTGGATAACGCCTTCGGTGGTGAGCACGCGTTCGCGGATCGCCGCGTCGCGCGACAACTGCGTGTGGACACCGAGGATGCGGCCTTGCTGCACAACCAGATCATTCAAGGGAAAGCCGCCCCATGGTGTGCCTTCGGAGGTGTCGAGAAACCATTCCCCGGTGAAGAGCAAGAGCCGCGTCATCACCGATTGCCCGACACCTTCCGGTTGGTTGTGCCAGAAATCGCCCGCGCCGTGGCCAAACTGCATATCGCCATCGGCGTCGAGTTTCCGGTAGCGCATCAGTTCATCGCGGGCGGCGGGGGCTCGACCGGAAGCCCGCTACCATTGGGCGGGCCAAGCGTCGCCTGCTGCTGTTGCAGTTGCTGGGCGATCAACTGGATCAGCGGAGCCACCTGTTCATAGGGGCCTTTGACCAGTGTCGCCATGACACCATTCCACTGCTGGGCTTCCAGCGTGATGGTAAAGGGATGCGTCGGGCTGACGCCCTGCTGCGGGGGCTGCATCATCATGCCGTCGTTCACTTCACACTCTCCTCTCTGGGGGATTGCTGATACCAAGATCGGCCAGTTCCATGTCGATATCGCCTTGCCGCTGAAGCGCCCAGTTGCGCACGCCCGCCATCATCTCGGGCGTCACGCTCTCATAGGGGACGACACTCGATATCGCCATGGTCGCTGGTGCCATTTCACCGGGTTCCGGCGGCTTTGGTGACACGATCAACTGC